GAGCTTATCATGCCAACGAAGGAACACATTTCACTTGGGAACTTGGCCGATCCTCATCTAGTTGATCTACCGCAGTCAGACCCACCACAGATGTACATAGTCAAGGATGGATATTGCTACTTGAACATATTCTTAGCTATGCTGATTTACGTGAAAGAGGATGCTGCAAAAGATTTCACTAAATTCATACGAGATCGCATACAACCAATGCTAAAAGAATGGCCCACTCTCAAAGATGTTGCAACTGCCTGCTATCTGACAACAATATTCTATCCAGAGACATTGCAAGCGGAAATACCAAAGATTTTAGTGGATCATGACACGAAAACTATGCACGTAGTTGACACTTTTGGCTCACTTACAACCGGATATCACATTTTAAAAGCTAGTACTGTAGCACAGTTGATACGGTTTTCGTACAATGATCTAGTTAGCGAAATGAAGGAATACATAGTTGGTGGTGATTTAACGCATAGAACAATCGTGAAATTAATTGAGTGTTTGATTAAAGGAATATTCAACAAGGCATATTTACAACAAATTATAGCTGATGAACCTTTCTTATTACTATTAGCTATTGAATCACCATGTGTTTTGATTAACATGTACAACAATGGCAACTTTGAAACTGCTATGAAGTATTATTCAACTAGAAACATGCCATTGACAAATCTGTTTGCTGCAATGGAAAGTTTCGCCAAGAGGGTAAGTAAAGCAGATATATTTGCTGAACAGATACACATAATGGAACAAGCTGCATACGATATTCACGCCCGCATGGCTGGAACTTATGTGAATGATCCGTTGGCTAATTATGTCAAACACCATTTGATGGTTATGATGAATAGGGCTGACATGAACGCTCAGTTGAAGGCGGAAGGGCACACGATATTCGACAATAGAACATACGAGATAATCGAGAAAAAATACGCAAACGATATACAAGCATCATGGCAAGAGCTAAGCTGGTTGGAAAAATTACGGTTGGTATCACAGTTGTACTTTACAAAGAAGTCACGGCATCAGTGTATAAAACCGAAAGAAAGCACAGATTTAGGCGGAATTTACAATATATCTCCAACGCTGCTGGTTTCAGGATTTCACGAGAAACTTCACGCGAAAGCCAGCTCTACTTCTCAGAAACTCCAATCCATATACAACTCAGTAAAGCACAAATTTCGAGGAGGCATCCTTAAAACAGCATATAGATGTTTGCCAGACACAATAAAGCTGATGCATGTTGCCATCACTATGAGTTGCGTTTCATCAATACTGTTATCAGTCTGCGCAGCTGGAACCGAATACAAGAAGTACAAAAGAGAAGCTCTACGAGAACAAATTGAGAGGGAAGAGCAAATGGTTGAAGCACTACATGCACAATTCATGCTTGATAATCGATTTTCAGGAACGGAGAGAGAATTCATCGCACGTGTTGAGAAGAATTTTCCACATTTAACACCACGAGCACTAGCAATGGTGAAAACAGAGGTCGAACACGAAAGAAAGGGCTATGCAGAGCTCAAATTGGAGCAAGTCATCGCATTTGCAACTCTGTTAACCATGCTCTACGACGCCGAAAGGAGTGATGCGGTTTACAAGATACTTCAGAAGATAAAAGCTTGCACAAACATTTGCACACAAGAGGTCAAGCATGAAGGATCACAAATCGATGACGTACAGGAATTAGAGAATCTCAAGCGTCTGACTGTTGACTTTAACATTGAGCAAGAGATACCACCATCAATTGCAGTGCATGACACGACGTTTGAGAAATGGTGGACTACGCAAATCACACAGAGCAGAACAACAACACATTATAGAAACAAGGGTGAATTCCTTGAATTCTCACGAAGCAATGCCATAGTTGTCTGCAATACGATTGCTCATGGATCAAACTCCAAACATTTTCTGGTTAGAGGCAACGTAGGATCTGGGAAATCAACAGCTATACCGAGGTACCTCAGCGATAAAGGTAAAGTGTTAGTGCTTGAACCAACAAGGCCGCTTACAGAGAATGTATGCCAACAATTACAGAATGAACCTTGGTGCTTAGACCCCACAATGCAAATGCGAGGTAAAAGCATATTTGGATCAACGCCGATAACAATAATGACAACGGGATTCGCATTGCACCTGTTTGCCAACAATGTTGAGAGACTGTCAGAGTTTAAATTCATCATTTTTGATGAGTGTCACGTTGTTGATTCAAATGCAATGGCTTTCTCATGTCTCTTGGAGGAGTATAAATACAACGGGAAGATCATATCAGTATCAGCCACACCGCCAGGGCGGGAATCAGAATTCCAAACAGAGAAAGAAGTTGATCTTAGAGTGTTTGAGGATATTTCATTTGATACTTTTGTTATGGAACAAGGAACAGGTTCAAAACTAGATGCAGTCTCAGTTTGTGATTCAATCCTGGTATATGTTGCGAGCTACAATGAAGTTGACCAGATGAGTCGACTTTTAAATGAGAAAGGTTACACAGTAACCAAGGTTGATGGAAGAACCATGAATGGAGGTAACAAAACAGGTAGCGGTTTAAACAAACACATACACGTTAGCCTGAATGAAACGTTGCAAGCTCAGATCAAACAACATGGGAAGCATTTCATAGTAGCCACCAATATAATTGAAAATGGTGTCACGCTCAATGTGGATGGAGTTGTCGATTTTGGGACAAAGGTCGTTGCAGACTTGGACGTTGACAACCGATCGATCATATATCAGAAGATCCCAATCTCATATGGTGAGCGAGTGCAAAGATTAGGAAGAGTCGGACGTTTCAAGAAAGGATATGCTTTTCGAATTGGAACAACACAGAAGGGCATAGTTGATATCCCAGCTATGACAGCCACAGAGGCAGCATTCCTTTGTTTTGCATATGGGCTACCTGTGATCACACACAATGTATCTACGACACATCTTTCTCATGTCACGAGCGCACAAGCAAGGACTATGCTCCAGTTCGAGCTACCAATCTTTATGATGAGCGAACTAGTTAAGTATGATGGACATATGCACCCAGCGATACACGAAATCCTGAAGCAATTCAAGCTAAGAGATTCCTCAATTAGCCTGCGAGACACGGCATTACCACAAAATGCAAGTGATTTGTGGTTAAATGCGGGTGCGTACAAGAAGCTTGGTTACAGGATCGATTTACCGGATGATTGCAAAATACCATATTACGTGAACGGTGTGAGTGCCAAAATGTACGAACAAATCTGGAATGCAGTAAAGGACTTCAGACAGACATGCTGCATGAGGCGAATGACGAGTTCATGTGCAGGAAAAATTGCATATACACTCCAAACAGATGTCAATGCAATTCCTAGAACACTTGCAATAATAGATGGGCTGATAAAAGAGGAACAGATCAAGCATAGTCATTTCCAAAGCATATCAGCGAACTCGACGTCATCATACAATTTCTCACTGAACGGCATAATGGATATGTTGCGCAGTAGATACATGAAGGATCACAGCGTGGATAACATCGCCAAACTCGAGATGGTCAAGAATCAAATCATAGAATTCTCGAATGCCTCTATTAATTATAGAGATGTTGATTTCATAAAACACTTTGGAGCATTGCAAACTGTTATTCATGAAAATAAAGCAAATGTGTGCAAGGAACTTGACCTCAAAGGAATATGGAATGAGAAATTAATGTGTCGAGACGGAATCATTGCAGCAGGAGTGGCAATAGGAGGCGCATTGATCGGATGGGAATGTTTTAAGTACTACTTCATGACGGAAGTGGAACACGAAGGGAAATCCAAGCGTACAAGACAGAAGCTGAAATTCCGAGATGCACGAGACAAGAAAGTTGGGCGAGAGGTATATGGAGACGATGCAACAATTGAAAACTATTTTGGAGAGGCCTACACCAAGAAACCAAAGAAAGGTAACAAAACACATGGCATGGGCTTCAAAACTAGGCGTTTCACACATATATATGGTATCGACCCAACTGAATACGACATGATTCGCTTTGTAGACCCACTGACAGGCACAACGCTCGACGAATCCACACAAGTCGATATGGCATTGGTTAAGGAACACTTTTCAAATGTGCGTGAGTCGTATGTGGAAAATGATATACTTGAACGCCAACATTTTTATTCGAATCCAGGGGTCCATGCATATTTCATCAAAAACAATGCAAGCAATGCCTTGAAAGTGGACCTGACACTACACAACCCACTGGCATTGTGCAGAACAAACGCGATCGCAGGTTTCCCTGAATATGAAGGAGAATTACGACAAACAGGGCCAAGTGTAGTTATTCCAAAGGATGAAGTACCAGCACAAAATGAACCAGAAGTAGAACATGAAGGTACATCAGCTATACATGGGGTTGCCAACTACAATCCAATCTCAGACAATATCTGCTTACTGAAAAATGATTCAGATGGGAGAAACATTGAATTATATGGAATCGGATTTGGCCCTTACGTAATTGCACCAGGCCACTTGTTTGAAAGCAACAATGGATCATTACACATACGGTCAACCAGAGGATTATACAAAATACCTAACACACAAGCTCTCAAGATCTCAGCAATAGAGGGGCGCGACATCATACTGATACGTTTACCAAAAGATCATCCCCCATTTACACGCTCTATAAAATTCAGTGAACCAGACAAATACGACAAGGTAATAATGCTCAGAATGAACTTCCAACAAAATAAAAGCATAGTTGAATTCTCTGAGAGTTCCATCATAGCACAGCAAAGTGCCAGTTTCTGGAAACACTGGATCTCAACCAAAGCAGGATATTGTGGACTTCCGCTTGTCAACACACGAACAAAAGAAGTAGTGGGCATTCACAGTCTGAAGGCGACAAACAACAGTGTAAACTACTTCACTCCAGTAAATGCTGATCTTATAGGGAAGTTATCACTTGACATAGAGACAATCCAGTGGACAAAAGGATGGAAGCACAATATGCACTTACTAGCATGGGATGGCTTGCACTTGAGGAATTCAAAGCCCAGCCAAGCTTTCAACACAGCAAAAGAGATTGAGGTTGTTAATGAACGGATCTCCAACGAGAGTGCTGATACATGGCTTTCAAGACAATTTAATGAAAATCTAAAAGTTGTTGGCGAATTGCCTGGAAATTTAGTCACAAAACATGTGGTAAAAGGAAAGTGCCAGCTATTTCAATTATTCATGAGCGTCGACGAACAAGCAAAGAAATTCTTTGAACCACTGTGCGGTCATTACGGCAAGAGCTTACTAAACAGGAATGCATTCATAAAGGACTTCACAAAATATGATAAGCCAATAATAGTTGGGACCGTGAAGCCAAATGAATTTGAAATGGCCACCAAGGATGTAATTAACATGTTACACAATCTTGGCATGAAAGATTGCAACTATGTCACGATTGCAGATGAGATATATGGTTCAATGAATATGAAGGCATCAGTTGGTGCACTCTACAATGGCAAGAAACGAGAGTATTTCGCCAACTTCACTGATGAGCAAAAGGAGAGACTCATGGAGGAATCGTGCAAACGACTCTATTGTGGCAAACTCGGTGTTTGGAATGGTTCACTAAAAGCAGAAATTCGTCCAATGGAGAAGATACTTGCAAATAAGACTCGAACATTCACAGCGGCACCCCTCGAGACATTGCTAGGTGGGAAAGTTTGCGTTGATGACTTCAACAACCAGTTCTACCAGAATCATCTCAAAGGACCCTGGACAGTAGGAATCTCGAAATTTTACAAGGGTTGGGATTCCTTAATGAGGAGATTGCCAGAGAACTGGGTGTATTGCGATGCGGATGGATCTCAGTTCGATAGTTCACTGACACCATACCTAATAAATGCAGTTCTGCAAATCCGATTGGCTTGCATGGAAAAGTGGGACATTGGTGAGAAGATGCTGTCAAATCTGTATACAGAAATAGTTTATACACCAATAGCAACACCAGATGGAAAGATCGTCAAGAAGTTCAAAGGAAACAATAGTGGGCAGCCATCAACAGTCGTGGACAACACACTTATGCTCATCCTAGCATTCACATACGCATTGAGAGTCAATAATATTGAGAACTTTGAGCAGGATGATATCATCAAGATGTTTGGCAATGGTGACGATTTGCTAATCGCAGTGAGACCAGATTTTGAATATCTACTCGATACATTTAAAGGACACTTTGCTGACCTCGGTTTGAACTTCGATTTCTCCAACCGAACAAGAAATAGAGAGGATCTCTGGTTTATGTCGCATCGAGGCATGTTGAAGGATGGAGTTTACATACCGAAACTGGAACCAGAGAGGGTTGTCGCCATTTTGGAATGGGATAGAAGTATCGAGCCAGAGCACCGTCTATCAGCAATATGTGCAGCTATTATCGAGTCATGGGGCTACGAGGAATTAACGTACCAAATTCGACGATTCTACCAATGGGTCCTTGAACAAGAGCCATACAAGGAACTAGCATTACAAGGCAAGGCTCCATACTTGTCAGAAACAGCTCTACGGAAATTATATCTTGATGAGTCATGTGATCAAAGTGAACTACTACGTTATTATGAAGAGATGTATAGAAATGCAATGATGAGTGAAGATGTGGTGGATGTAGAGCATCAGGCAGGCAATGAGGATGCTGGGAAACAGAAGAGTACAACACCAGCTGCAGATCAAACAGTAAGTGGGGATGGTAAGCCAGCACAAACGAAGGGGACAGCAGATAACAAGCCATCTTCAGAAAACACTTCAAACGCTCAAGGAACTCCGCAAACCAAAGGAGATGGTGAATCGGGTGGAGCGAATGCTACAGCAGCAAAGAAGGATAAGGATGTTGACGTTGGAACAACTGGAACTTTTGTTATCCCGAGATTAAAGAAGGTTTCACCTAAAATGCGTCTACCCATGGTGAGCAACAAAGCCATAATCAATTTGGACCATCTAATCCAATACAAACCAGATCAGAGAGACATCTCAAATGCGCGAGCTACACACACACAATTCCAGTTCTGGTACAACAGAATCAAGAAAGAATATGATGTTGATGATGAACAAATGAGAATTTTGATGAATGGATTGATGGTTTGGTGTATAGAGAATGGCACATCCCCTGACATAAATGGTTATTGGACCATGGTAGATGGAAACAATCAATCAGAGTTTCCACTAAAACCAATAGTGGAAAACGCAAAACCAACATTACGACAGTGCATGATGCATTTTAGTGATGCCGCAGAAGCATACATTGAAATGAGAAATTTGGATGAGCCGTACATGCCAAGATACGGTCTCCTTAGGAATCTAAATGACAAGAGCCTCGCTCGATACGCATTTGATTTCTATGAGATCAATTCGCGCACACCAAATAGAGCGAGAGAGGCACATGCACAAATGAAGGCAGCAGCAATTAGAGGGTCCACGAATAACATGTTTGGACTCGACGGGAATGTTGGAGAGAGCTCTGAGAACACAGAGCGACACACAGCTGCAGATGTCTCACGGAATGTTCATTCGTACCGTGGGGTCAAAATCTAAGGAGGAGGAACAACCGTCTATCTGACGTTAAAGGATGACTGGCCAAGTCTGAAAATTGGCGAGATACCAGTTCCGAGTAGTCCATACAGAACTAGAGGTGAACAGAGAGCACTATAAAGGTTTAGTAGGGATCGAGAGATGACACGTAGGACCTCAATGACCATGCTTAGCGCTAGCATTGTGTGGAGCTCTAACACTCAGGTGTTATCTTCCAGGCTGTGGTAATCTCGTACCCCGAAGTACCTATGGGCCCTCAGCACCAGACAGTACTGGGACTATGTATCTTTCTTGGCAATCACTAGTATTATAAATCGTTCTGCAACGGCACGAGTGGTGTTTTACACCCTGGGTGGGATCCTAATGCTGTTATACAGTTATGGATAACGGCCCGTGTTGTTCGTATTTACTAGTTGCATCAAACCATCTGAGCCTCAGAGTGAGCTTCTCACCACGTAGTCTCTTATGGCGAGATAAAAAAAAAAAGAAAAAAAAAT